TATGTTTCATTTAGTTCAAGATGAATTAACTAGATTAAATCCTGAACTTATCAATTTGTATGGTGTTACACAATCTTTAATGGACCATTTATATTGGGTTTATCCTGATATGGAAGCGATGGCGGGTTCAGGTGGTGGACAATTAGGACAAACAGAAGTTGACCCTGAAACTGACCCCCCAACTGTTAAAGCTAGAGCAGCAACATTCCCACTGTTAATGCACGAATTAATTAAAGGTGTTTATGAAGTATTTGGTACTCATGGTTTACCTGATGACCCAAGACAAGCTGAAATGGTTATGGGTGCGGAAGACACCTTACCTGCTGAAATTTGGGATATGAGATTGGGTCCTATTTTTTGGGAAAAATTTACAAACGCTTATCCCGCAGAACTATTTGATGAGGATAAAAAACATATACAACACTATCTATTCATGAGATTCTCTAAGTTAAGTGCTGAAGAATTTTTTAGAGTAGCTAAACTAATACTTTCAGGTGACCCTCAAGGTACTCAGTTTATCCAAAGAATGGTTGATGAAATTGTTCGAGAGCTACGTCAATACGAGGCAGAAACCGCTTTAGACAATGACGAAGAAGGATTTGATGATGATGACCTTGATGATTTATTAGGTGACTTGGGTATATCAAGAACCTAATTTATGAGTAATCTAACCAAAGAACAAGTATTAATCGAATATGTGAAATGTCAAAAGGACAATCACTACGCACTTAAAACATATTTACAAACATATGACAATACGGTTTCAAAATATGTTCCATTAGAATTATTTCCAGACCAAATTTCTTTATTAACTGATTATGAAAATTTTAACGAAAACATTGCGTTAAAATATCGTCAGGCGGGTGTATCTACCGTAACAGCAGCTTGGATATCTAAAAAATTAGCATTTGCTAAAAAAATAAAACCTGAAAAAATTCTAATTATCGCCAACAAATTAGACACCTCTTTGGAGATGGCGAATAAAATTAGAGCCTTTGTTGGTCAATGGCCAAGTTGGGTAGGAATTGATTTTTCACCTGAAAAAAATTCTCAAAAACATTATAAGTTAAATAATGGATGTGAAGTTAAAGCGGTTGCGACATCTAAAGATGCTTTACGTGGTTTTACACCAACAATATTGATATTTGATGAGGCTGCGTTTATTGAGGCGGATGATGACTTTTGGGCGGCTTGTATGGCTTCATTATCTACGGGTGGTAAAGTAATTGTGATTTCAACACCAAACGGACACGACCCAATTTACTATGAGATTTACGACCAATCGTTACGAAATATGAATGACTTCAAAATTTCAGAAATGTATTGGTATAGAGACCCAAGATACGCCAAAGATTTATATTTTGTTAAAACTGATGATATTGTACACTATCTTTTAAATAAAGAAGAATATACAAATCAAGACATCATTAGTTGGTCAGATATTCCAAACAATGAAAGAAATCTTGATGAGGTAAAAGAATTACAACAAAAGGGGTATAAACCATGCTCAACTTGGTTTGAAGCAATGGTTAAAAAATTAAAATATGATAAGAGAAAAGTTTCTCAGGAATTAGAGTGTAATTTCCTTGGTTCAGGTGATAACGTATTTGATTCAAAATTAATGCAAAACATTAAAGAAAATATGTTAAAAGAACCTCAAAATAGAATGGTATCTAATTCATTGTGGATTTGGAAAGAACCTGTTTTGGGTCACAAATACGTTATGGGGGTTGATGTTAGTCGTGGGGATAGCGAAGACTTTAGTTCATTTCAAATTATTGATTTTGACGAAAGAGAACAAGTTGCCGAGTTTGTTGGTAAATTACCGCCTGATACTATGGATGAAATTTGTTATAAGTGGGCGGGTATGTATAACGCATTTATTGTTGTTGATATTACGGGAGGTATGGGTGTGTCAACATCAAGAAAACTACAGGAAATGGGTTATAGAGATTTGTATATTGATGGCGTTGATACCGCAAATAAATGGAAATATGACCCAAAAGCGTTAGAAAAAATACCTGGTATAAATTTTAACAATAAAAGGGTTCAAATTATTGCGTCATATGAAGAAGCCATGAGACATGGTTTTAGAATATATAGCAATCGTTTATATAATGAGATGGATTCTTTTGTATATATAAACGGAAGACCTGACCACCAAAAAGGTAGACACGATGACTTATTAATGTCAATCGCAATGGCGACTTATGTTGCCGAAGCATCATTTGCTAGTTTAACCAAAGTAACAGAACACACAAAAGCGATGATTGATTCTTGGTCGGTAAATGTAAATGAACAATCAAGAGAGGCGTTAAGTTTTAATCCTGTAATACCTAATAATGGTGAAAGAATACGACAATTCGGTGGTCAAAATATATCTAAAGAAGATTATCAAAAATACGGTTGGTTATTTGGTATTAGGTAATATTTATAATAAAAACTAATATGGGATTTGTTCAACGTAAAAAATCAGGAAAAAAAATTAATGGTAGTAAACTTAATGTAACTGGGCAAGGTATTAGCACTGTTAAACCTGGTGGTAATAACAGAATAAACGAACAAAAACCAAATACATAAATAAGATTAAAAGAACATAACTATTTAATTATTATTTATTAAAGTTAAATTTTTACTATGGAAAATAACCAAAATAATCAATTTACGGTTTGGCAAAGATTGTCCCAAGCTTTTGGACCTAATGCTTTGTTAAATCAAGATTATCCAACATATAAGTTAGATAAAAAAGAATTACTTAGAACCACTTCCAAACAAGAGTATGAGATGCAAAAACTGCAAGCTCAACAAACTTATTATTTGGCGAATCAGTGGACTAAGATTGAAAGTAATTTATATACTCAAGCTGTTTATTATGAACCAACTCGTTTAGCATCATTTTATGATTATGAGTCTATGGAGTATACACCAGAGATATCTGCCGCGTTAGATATCTACGGTGAAGAATCAACAACTGTTGACCAAAATGGTTACATGTTACAGATTTATTCAGAATCAAAAAGGATTAAATCAATTTTGATTGATTTGTTTAATAATGTATTAGATATTAACACAAACTTACCAATGTGGACAAGAAATACTTGTAAATATGGTGATAACTTTGTGTACTTAAAATTAGATTCAGATAAGGGTATTGTTGGTTGTATGCAATTACCAAATATTGAGATTGAACGTTTGGAAAGGGGTATGGCCGCAAAATCTGCGAATGTTGAAGAACCTGCAGAAAACAAAGGTTTAAGATTTAAATGGAAAGCCAAAGACATGGAATTTAATTCTTGGGAAATTGCCCATTTTAGATTATTGGGTGATGATAGAAAACTTCCCTACGGTACGTCTATGTTAGAAAAAGCAAGGCGTATTTGGAAACAACTTTTATTGTCCGAAGATGCCATGTTAATTTATAGAACATCAAGAGCCCCTGAGAGAAGGGTGTTTAAAGTTTATGTTGGAAATATGGATGACAAAGATGTTGAACCATATGTACAACGTGTTGCAAACAAATTTAAAAGAAGTCAAGTTGTTGACAGTCAATCAGGTAATGTTGATTTACGATTTAATCAAATGGCGGTTGACCAAGATTATTTTATACCTGTTAGAGACCCTGCAGCCCCAAATCCAATTGATACATTGCCAGGTGCTCAAAACTTGGCTGAGATTGCCGATATTGAGTATATCCAAAAGAAATTATTAACCGCATTAAGGGTTCCTAAGGCATTTTTAGGGTTTGAGGAAATTGTTGGTGACGGTAAAAACCTGTCTTTAATGGATATTCGTTTTGCGAGAACGATAAATAGAATTCAAAAGTCAATGGTTGCCGAATTAAATAAAATCGCAATTATACATTTGTTTCTATTAGGGTTTGAAGATGAATTGTCTAACTTTACATTAGCGTTAACTAACCCATCAACACAAGCTGATTTGTTAAAAGTTGAAGTTTGGAAAGAAAAAATACTACTATATAGAGACGCTGTAACCGCTATTGAGGGTATTGCACCAGTTTCAGTTACATGGGCGAAAAAACACGTTTTAGGATTTTCTGACGAAGAAATTAAACTTGATTTACAACAACAAAGGGTTGAGAAAGCGGTTGGCGCTGAATTAACTAATACTGCAACAATTATTTCTCACACAGGAGTATTTGATAATATTGACAAACTTTATGGTTCTAAAACAGGTGATACCGCTAATGCAGGTGCCGCACCTCCTCCTCCACCACCAGGTGGAGGTATGGGGGGTGACTTGGGGGGTGACTTGGGGGGTGACTTGGGGGGTGAAGCGCCACCACCACCTCCTCCACCAGCTGAAGGAGGAGAAGTTACACCTGAATCAGTAAATAAAGATAATATGAACATTTTATTAGAAAGTGATTCATTAACCAACTCTGAAGATTTTATAGATTTATCCAGAGCAAGAAATTCTTTGGGTGAAATTGAGGCTCAATTGAGTAAAATACTAAGAGATTAATATTTATAATTAAAAACAATGATGAATTTCGGAATATTAAAATCAAGAATAGAAAACACCTTATTAGAATCTTATTCAAAAGGTACATTAAAAGAGGAAATAAAAAACTTTAAAAAATATGTTTTAGAAAATAAAAATATATCTAAACTTTATTACTTATACGATGATTTATCGTCTAATAAAGGTATGGATAACAACTTGGTTTTTGATTATATAAACGAATGCATCACTGTTTACGAAAATACTGTAAATAAAATTAAAGATAGTGATGTCAATAACATCAAAAATTGGGTTAAAAATACTGTTGTAGAAAACCAATATAAAAACATTGATAATTTATTTTCAAATAATGTTTTAATGATTGAGTCAAGACTTGAAAGTAGAAAATTAATTTCCGAAAATCTTAAGAAAAAACCTGTAACTAAGTCTGAAACACCATTAATCCCAATAAGTTCTATGATTAATGTTGCTAATAAAACAATAACTAACTATATTGATTCGTTAAATGAATCTGATAAAAAAGAATTGTTAAAAGTTTTATCAGAAGATGACTCAAAATATTCAAATGAATTTGAAAATATTAAAGAAAGTGTTATAAATAAGTTAAACACTTTAAAAGACGAAACCGTTGACAAAAGTACCAAATCTAAAATTGAGGAAACTTTAAGTAAGGTTGTGTCTGAAAAATATGACAAATTAAGTTATTTCAAACTTAAGAGTTTGAATGAAAATATTTAATCGTTATTTGATTTAAATTTTTTCTGAACATATTTGGCTTTATTAATCTGTTGTCTTCTTAATACAGATTTTTTAACAAATTCCCTTCTTGAATTAATTTCGGAACTTTGTCTTGTTTTAATAATTTTACTTTTGTAAATTTTTAAAGCCTTTTCCAAATTAGAATTTTTATCTACTTTTACAATAATCATATTTTTTTCCTTATATTATTAGTTTTTTGACTATACCCTTAAATATATCTATTATTATGAAAAAAATAAACAGGAACATATGACAACTAATGAAAAAAGGGAAAACCTCAAAAATTCAAACTCACAATTTTGCTAAAATATCTTATGGTACAGTAGATTCAGTAGAGTTAAAATCAATTTATTTAAGCATCCAAACTTGGGTAGCGCCCATAGACGAATACGAAAATTGGAATAGAATCGTATTAAACATGAGTCGGGCGATAAAACACGCAACATTTGATTCAGTTGATAGAAAATTATTTGAAGAAAAATTTATTGTAGATTTAGATTTAAGGTCAAGTGGTATTACAATGGGAAAAAAATCATTTATGAATTTGGAAATAACACTTTATCTAAATAAAAATGATATTGATTTTAAATCTAAGGAGATTAAAGAATCACTTAAAAAAATATCAAATAACATTATTGATGAAGTATTCTACAACAATCAATATTTTAGATTTTATTTAACAAAAAAAGGTAATACAAGTAAAGAACCACTACAAATAAGAAATCTTTGATATTTATTAAATAAAAATAATAAAGATGGATTTGAAAATATTAAAACCTTATGAAAGTGGTAAAGGTATTTTGATTGAATACGATGCTGGATTTATTAACCCAAAAACGGAAAACAATCAATATATTATGGAGTCTAAAGGTATGTTAGACCACTCCAAACCATTTGAGTTTTACGCGGTATTACAAAAATATAATACACCAAATAGAAACGGAAGAATATATCCTGAACGTATCTTAAAAAGGGAGGCGGACAATTATAAAAAAATGATTCAGAAAGGAACTTCATTATCTGAATTAAATCACCCTGAATCATCATTAATTGACCTTGATAGAGTTTCTCACATTATAACTGATATATGGTGGGATGGACCTGTATTAATGGGTAAATTAAAATTGTTGACTTCACCAGGTTTCCATGAAAGAGGAATTGTTTCTACAAAAGGAGATATGGCGGCTAACTACCTAAGACAAGGTGTT